CGTCCTATTGCCGGTACCGACAGGATTGGTGACGTTGAACTGCAGACAATATCAAAAGCAATTCAGTTCACAACCTCCGCTATTATTGCGGATATTGCAGCAGGAGATGTAGACACAGACACAATTTCCTCTATTGTATTAAGGACAAAGTCGCAGTTTAGATTCTTTATTCCTGAGAATGGTGTATTTGGTTTGCTAGGTGGTATTCGGCAAACGCCACAGGGATTTTCTTTTGAGTATAGTCAGTTGTTTGGGATACCTGCTTCATGTGCTGCTTCAGGATTTTTAGGCACAGAAGAATATGTTCTTCATGGTGACTCTACGGGCAAGGTATATCGACAGGAGTCTGGTACGTCTTTTGCAGGTGAAAACATTTTAAGTGTCTATCAGACACCCTTTTATTATTTTGAAGACCCTACCGTTAGAAAAAACTTTTACAACATCTCTACGTTCTTACGCAGTGAAGGTAGCTCAAGAATTGCCTTTAGTGTTATTTACGATTTTGATGATACTGTAGCTGTATTTAATCCAGCTAACTTTGAGATTGATATTACAGGCACCGCTGCTTATTATAATGAAGCGGTGTACGATGCAACAGCAATCTTTGATGGTAACCCGTCCCCTGTTGAGAAAACAAATATTTCAGGTTCAGGATTTTCTGTTGCATTTAAATATGTTACCGAAGATACAAATGCAAGCCACACAATTCAGGGCTTTGTTTTAAATTATGGCGTTAACGATAGACGCTAAGGAGAAAGACATTGGCTGGTTACGTTAGACAATCCGCTGCCGATATAGTACCTACCGCAGTTGTTCGTGCGGCACCAATAAACAATGAGCTTAACGCCCTACGGGATGCGTTTATTCTTGCAACTGGTCACAAGCATGACGGCACTGCAGCCGAGGGGGCTTACATCCCTATTATATCTGACACAAACTCTTACAATAAAGCTGCTGTTGATAGCGGTAATAATCGTATTGGATTTTTTGTTAATGTAAGTTCTACTGCTGTTGAACAAGTTCGTATTCAAGACGGTGCTATTGTACCTGTAACAGACAACGATGTTGACCTTGGTTCCAGTGGGGCTGAGTTTAAGGATCTGTACATTGACGGTACAGCAAACATTGACAGCCTTGTAGCTGACACTGCAGATATTAATGCAGGTACAATTGATAACACTGTCATTGGTGCAAGCACCCCTGCAGCAGCTACCGTTACCAACCTAACAGTTAACACTGCGGCAACCATTGCTTCAGCAGACATTAATGCAGGTACTATTGATGGTGCTGTTATTGGCGGTGCTTCTGCACAAGCAATCACCGGAACTACCGTTACAGCTTCTACAGGTTTTGTTGGTGGATTGACAGGTAACGTAACAGGTAATTTAACCGGCAATGTCACAGGCAATGTCGTAGGAGATGTAACAGGTACTCTTACAGGTAACGTAACAGCCTCCTCAGGTACGTCCACATTCAACAATGTCACCATCAATGGTGGTTTGGACATGAATGCTGGCACCTCTGCCACCATCACCAATCTTACTACCCCAACTAATGCAGGTGACGCTGCTACTAAAGGTTATGTAGACACAGCCGATGCACTTAAGCTTAACCTTGCAGGCGGTACCATGTCAGGCAACATTGCCATGGGTACCAACAAGGTCACCGGTTTAGGCACCCCCACAGACACCGCAGATGCCGCTACAAAGGGCTACGTTGACACGCAGGTATCCAACCTAGTTGACTCTGCTCCAGGGGCACTGGACACGCTTAATGAGCTTGCAGCGGCATTGGGTGACGATGCCAACTTCTCAACCACTGTAACCAATTCACTGGCAGGTAAGCTGTCCTTGACGGGCGGTACCATGACCGGTGCGATTGCCATGGGTACGTTTAAGATCACAGGTCTTGGTGATCCTACCCTGGCACAGGATGCAGCCACTAAAACGTATGTAGACACAGCAGACGCCACCAAGCTTGCATTGGCAGGCGGCACGATGTCTGGTGCGATTGCTATGGGCACCAACAAGATTACTGGCATGGGAGATCCTACCAGTAACCAAGATGCAGCCACTAAAGTTTATGTAGATACACAAAGAGATACTCGGTTAGCACTGGCTGGTGGCACCATGACAGGTGCTATCGCCATGGGTACGAATAAAATCACCGGCATGGGTGATCCTACAAGTGCCCAGGATGCTGCAACTAAAAATTACATTGACGTTCTTTTTGGTTCAACGACCTCCGCTGCAGATAGTGCTGCTGCTGCAGCTATCTCAGCAAGTAATGCAGCCACCTCTGCTAGTAATGCTTCTACTTCAGGAACTAATGCAGGTAACTCTGCTACTGCGGCGTCAAACTCTGCCAGTGCAGCAGCAGCTTCCTATGACAGTTTTGATGATAGGTATTTAGGTGCTAAGTCTTCTGCTCCCACATTAGATAATGATGGGGACGCCCTTGTAACAGGGGCATTGTATTTTAATACAGTATCTAATACAATGTTTGTCTGGACGGGATCTGCATGGACCGCAGCAGGTTCGGCTGTTAATGGTACTGCAGAGCGGCAAGTATATACAGCTACTTCGGGGCAGACAAACTTTTCTGCTACCTATGATGTAGGTTTTATTGACGTATATATTAACGGTGTAAAACAGGTTGCAGGTACGGACTTTACTGCAACTGACGGGGCTACTGTTGTATTATCGACAGGTGCTACAGTTAATGATATAATCGACATTGTTGCCTACGGCGCATTTAATGTTGCTAATACCTATACGCAAGCACAGTCAGACGCTAGGTACTTACGTATAGAAAGTAATTTGTCTGATTTAAATAGTGCAGCAACAGCAAGGACAAACCTGGGTTTGGCTATTGGAACAGACGTTCAGGCTTTTGATTCTAACCTTACAAGTTTTGTTTCTACATTTACATTACCAACTTCTGATGGTAGTTCCGGTCAAGTTATTCAAACCAATGGTTCTGGGACATTAAGTTTTACAACACCGTACACAAACGGTAAAGCCATTGCCATGGCTACTATATTTGGACTTTAGGAGATAAACAATGGCTGCACCTAATGTAGTTAACGTAACGACCATCACTTCAAAACTTGCACAGGCAACCCCAGCAAATACCAGTGCTACAGTATTGCTTGCTAATGCTGCAAGTTCAAATAAAGTGTTTAAGATTAACAGCCTTGTTGCAGCTAACGTAGACGGAACAAATGCTGTGGCGGTTACTGTAGCTGTTAACAGTGCTGCTGACGGCAGTGGTACTGGCTACGCCATTGCTTCGACAATTGACGTACCTGCAGATGCTTCTTTGATTGTGATTGACAAATTAAATTCAATTTACCTAGAAGAAGACAAGTCGATTGTTGTGACATCAGGCAGTGCCGATGACATTACCTTCACTGTGAGCTACGAGGAAATTTCCTAATGAGTAAGTACCCTGGTCGCATTCTGAGGGCGACAGCACCGACTGTTACGTCTAACGCTGCACCCGGCATCTGGACGGTTGACGAGGCTTTGCAATACAAGCAGGCTGGGACATGGCCTCGGCAAATTACTGAAGACCCCTACTTCAACCAAACAACCCTGCTACTCCACGGTGACGGAACCAACGGAGCGCAGAACAACACCTTTCTAGACTCCTCTACAAACAACTTCACCATCACCCGCAACGGCAATACCACGCAGGGAACCTTTAGCCCGTTTTCTGTAGCGGATGGGGAGTGGAGTAATTATTTTGATGGTACGGGAGATTATTTAAATGCTGGAACTACACAACTTTGGACTGCGGCTAATAGCTTTACCTTAGAGGGGTGGTTTTATATTAATTCCTTAGCTTCTATTCGAGGACTTTATAGTAAAGATGCTGGATCGTCTGGAACGTCTAGAGGCCTTATCCTCTACGTTAACACTAATGGTTCTATAACTGTTTTTTATTCTTCTAATGGATCAACAGAATTATTTTCGACTTCCGCTTCTGGTGCTGTACTTGTTGACAGATGGTATCACTTTGCTTTTGTTAAAAATGCAAGTAGTTGTGCGCTTTATTTGAATGGCTCTCTCGTAACATCTTTTATATCGGCAACTATTTTTTGTCCTGCATCTCCACCAAATCTTATCGGATCAAGTGCAGGTGGAGGGTCACCAATATTAGGATTTATGAGTAATTTAAGACTGGTCCGTGATGTAGCCGTCTACACAGCCGCCTCCTTCACCCCACCTACCACACCCCTAACATCAGACGCTAACACTTCTCTGCTTACCTGCCAGTCCAACCGCTTTGTAGACAACTCTGGAACACCAAAGACAATCACAGTAAACGGCAACACCTCCGTCCAACCCTTCAGCCCCTTTGCGCCTAGTGCGGCTTATTCTGCGAGTGTGAATGGTGG